GTAAAACTATAAATAATAACCCAACCAAGTTTTTCACACCAGAAATAATAGAACAATTGGACGCTGTTTGTGCAAAAGAATTTAAATATGGAGATGTCATTGAAGAAGAAATTACCGAAACCACACAAGACGACCAGTCCTAAACACCAAGAAGATTATGTGTTTGTAGAGAAACCAGGTGAGGACTTTACAGCACTTAAATTAATTAGTGGTCCGTTTGCGAGTATAGTTTACCATTATGGAAAAGTAGGATTCAGACCTGAGTCTGAGGCTATTGATGGTGTGTTGCCAATGGTGTTTGATTATACGGTTATAGAAAACAGAATAGAAGCTGATACAGATAGTCAGGAATTTATTAATCATATTGGTGATATACTGGTTGTGTTGCTAGATGATGAATTGAAAGAGAAAAAGGAATTCGATGGAGAGAATTGAAACAACATCACTTAAAAACTTAATTCACAATGAGGAATATTGTAGAAAAGTTTTACCTTTCATTAAAGCAGAATACTTTACAGATAGAGTAGAGAGATTATTATTTTCAGAAATTAGTAAGTTTGTCAACAAGTATAATAATCTTCCAACAAAAGAATCTCTATCGATTGAAATTAATACGAACAAAAATATTAATGAAGATGAATACAAAAAGATAACAGAGATATTATCTACATTGAATCCAGAACCAATTAATTTGGATTGGTTAGTTGAAACGACAGAAGCATTTTGTAAAGACCGTGCGATTCATAACGCAATTCTTGGTGGTATTCAAATTCTGGATGGCAAAGACAAAGAACATACTCCAGAATATCTTCCGGAGTTATTGTCAGAGGCGTTATCAGTTTCGTTTGACCAGAAAATTGGACACGATTACTTATTAGAATCAAAAGAACGATATGATTTTTATAAGAGAAAAGAAGAACGATTAGAATTAGATTTAGACTTTTTCAATAAGATAACCAGAGGTGGTATTCCATCCAAAACTTTGAACATTTGTCTTGCAGGAACTGGCGTTGGTAAAACAATGTTTATGACATCCATCGCTTCTTCTATTTTATTGCAAGGTAAAAATGTATTGTATATTACTTTAGAGATGGCAGAAGAAAGAATCGCAGAGAGAATTGACGCTAATCTATTGAATGTCGGTATGAGTGATTTAGAAGAATTGCCATATCAAATGTATGAAACGAAGATTAATAAACTACAAACTAAAACGACAGGTACTTTAATCGTTAAAGAATATCCAACAGCATCAGCTCATGTTGGACATTTTAAAAATTTATTAAGTGAATTGGCGTTGAAGAAATCATTTAAACCAGATATAGTTTTTATTGATTACTTGAATATATGTGCTTCATCAAGATTTAGAGCAGGCGCAGGAGTTAATTCATACACATATATTAAGGCGATTGCAGAAGAATTGAGAGGTCTTGCAGTCGAACACGATATTCCAGTATTCTCTGCTACACAAACAACTAGAGGTGGTTTTGTGAGTAGTGATGTTGGTTTGGAAGATACATCAGAAAGTTTTGGTCTTCCGGCGACAGCAGACTTTATGTTTGCATTAATCTCATCTGAAGAATTAGAACAAAAGAATCAGATATTGGTAAAACAATTAAAAAATAGATACAATGACCCAACGATAAATCGAAAGTTTATTATTGGGGTTGATAGGTCCAAAATGCGTTTGTATGATGTAGAACAAAAGGCACAAGAGGATTTAGTTGAAAGTGGTCAAAGCGACACAATAACAAGTAAGTTCACCAAGAATCTTGGTGAGTTTTCGGATTTTAAAATATAGAGGAGTAAAAAAATGGCAATAACAATTAATGGCAAAGAGTATGATGAAAAAGACCTTGATGATAATATCAAGAACTCTATTATGCAAGTGCAAAACGCAAACAACCAAATTGCAAGTTTGAAAGCAGAAATTTTGAATAATCAAATTTTAGCAAAACATCACAGCCAGTATATTCAAGATAATCTGCCAGATGATAGTTTGAGTACTACTAATTCAGCCGAGTCGCCCACAGAAACGGCAACCGAGTAATGAGCACCACGCAAAGTGAAAGATTCCACGAAATCTTAGATGTAATCAAAAAGTTGCATGACGCCAAACGCCACGATTATGGTGATGATGGAGATGTATTTGCTAACTTCAGACTATCAGAGTTAGCAGGTATATCTCCTTGGAAGGGTTCTGTTGTTCGTATGGGCGACAAATATGCCCGAATAAGTAACTTCATAAAGAAAGGTGATTTTCAATTCAAAGAAGAAAGTATCAAAGACACCTTAATGGACATGGCGATATATAGTTTAATTACTATTATATTATATGAAGAAGAAATGTTTGACACCCATGTTAAACAATTTGAAGAAGGCCTAGCTCCCGACAAATAACTCCAAATAACGCTTGACTTTCTCACCATATTAGTATATTATAGAGATATAAATATGACTATAAGGAGGGAAAATTATGCCAGTAATGAGTACAGACGAAGCAGAAGGCGCTCAAGCACTATTTTGCTATATCGCAGATACACTAGGAACTAGAAAAACCAATCAAGAATTTAAACATTACCTAAATGAGGTTAAAAAGGCTCCTGAATTTTTTGATACGCATAAAAGCCTTATTGACCGAGCATTTAATTCTAATGCTGTAAAAACTGCAAAATCTAAAGACACAATTGTAAAATACATTGAAGAAAATCCTGATTGGTTTTTATCATCTTTATCAACCGCACAGTATATCATTAATGAGATTGATGATATTTCTAAAAAATTCTCTAAGATAAAGAAACCAGGCTGGCAAGACCTATTTTACAGACACGGTGATGATGAAGTTATGGGTGTTATGTCCACACTTTTTAAATCAGCAAATAATCAATCAGCTAAACAAGATGGCCAGAAGTTTTTTGGAGATATTAATAAATGGACTCCAGCAGACATTTATTTTGCGTCTGATAAAGCAAGAGGCTTTTTCAGAAAATTATCTATAAATAAAGAAACTCAAAATAACAATTTAACATTTGCGGTATTGAATAAATATGTTGGTGATATGATAGCGTCTGGTGATTTACTACCGCTATCACTTAAAAAGGTTGTTAAAGATATTATGATTAAAAAAGTTAATTTCTCAAGAGATGATGAAGAAAAATTACTAGCAGACACCGTATGTACAGGAATTCAAAAATGGGATCCTATGGTGGGTAGTTTTAAGTATTCTGCACCAACTAAAAACTTTCAACTTGGTCCATATTCAGGCGGTAGAGATATCTATATTACTTTAAATTCGGGCAACGCAAAAGGAAGAATCCAAATTAGACACACACCTTCAAGCGGGGGTAGACCAAGTAAAGGTGTTAAGGTAATTTTAAGTTATGTGGGTGCTTCGGCGGCGGGCGGACAAGTTGTAGGTATACCCCTATTTACAAAACTTCTAAGACAAGTTGACTCAACATTTGCAAATAAATTGTCAAGAACTTGGGATAAAAATTATAGTAAATTTGAAGAAGCCGCTCTTCAATATAACAAATACGGCGGCGGAAACGAAAGATACAAATCTAAAGACAAGACTATAAAATCCCAATTTAATAATGATATTGGCGCAATCTCTGGACTAACAGTAATGAATGCTATACGACCATTGATTAATGATTATTTTAGTAAACCAGGAGAAAAACAACACAACGCTGTAAGAGCAATTTTTGCTTATACAGCTTCGAGAACAATAAGCTCTAGTCCATTCGTAATTGCAAAAGACTAAGTTGAATCCAATTCAATTTAAGTTGAATATTTCGACTCCAAATACTTACACCTAGACATAAAACTAGTGTATAATATACCTATATTATAAATATAAGTGTAAATTAAATTAATGGACAAAGTGTAATGCAAGAATTTCAAGACTACTTAACAGAAGATAGAAACACACATCTCGAACATTTGGAAGACGAGATTATCAATAATGGGACCAAAGGTGCTAAAACTGCCATTGCGTTTCTAAAATCTATCAAACAAATGCTACAAGGGGGCGAGGGCGGCTCGCAAATCTCTGTCAAATGGGACGGCGCTCCTGCTATATTCTGTGGCATAAATCCAGAGAACGGCAAGTTCTTTGTTGCAACCAAATCTCTATTCAATGTAACTCCAAAAATCAATTACACAAACGCAGACAT